GCTGGATCACCCCACTCTGGTAGTTTCTCCACCAGCTTGCCGTGTTCCTGCTTTACAGACTGCTGCCACTGTTGTTTGGCTGCTACGTCATTTCTCGCCACTGCCTGCTGTTGTTCACGTTGGACGTGGGCGACTTTTTCCTGGGCTTCTCTTAACTCCTCTTTCTTTTCCAGGAATGAGATGGGGTCCTCGGTTTTGAGGCGTTCCCAATCAACATTTGCATACTGGTCGAAGTTGGAGTTTTCAATAATGGATTGAAGGTATTGCGAATATTGCTGACGCTCTGACTGAATCTGCTGCATCTCTTGGTTGTACTGCGATTGCAGTGCCTCGATCTGCTTGCGTTCTTCAGCCAGATCCTGCGTTTTTTTAGTGAACGCGGATTGACGGGAATAGCCTTTCAGAAGTTCGTCAAGGTTGACCTCCTGCTCTTCACCGTCCACACGGACGGCATACAGGGGTTCCTCTTCGTCTTCTTCTGGCTCTTCGTCTTCGGACTCCTCTTCAGAATCATCTTCTTCCGGTTCGTCCTCTGAAACCGCCTCTGGAGATTCATCTGGATTTTCAGAGTCATCTACTTCGGTCGGGGGTGCTTCCTCGGCTTTTGGTTGCTCTTCACTCGAGTCCAATAAACCAAGTATTGCGTTTTGGGCCTCTAGAATAGACCCCTCGTCGGTGTTAACTGCCGGTGCTGTGGGCGTGTCGGCCATGTGGTTCTCCATGAAAAAAGCCGCCCGCAGGCGGCTCCCCAAATCCTTTTGGGCTTGTTTCGCGAAACGAGTTTCTTACCTCTTGTCGAATTCACCTGTCATCACTAATGACTCGAAGTGCTGTTTCAACTCTGTGAGGTTTTTCAAACTCTGCCAGGCGTTTTCCCTGGCGGTCATATCCTCGGGTTGGGAGTTCTCCCAGGTGTCGAGGAATCTTTGCCGGAGAGTGTCCCATGCTTCGTTGAAGACGGGATCTCCGAGTAATCTTTTTGCGCGGTCCTCTTTAGCCAATGGCTACGGGCCTTTGCTGGACTGCCTCTAACTGAAGTTCCTGCAGCTTCAGACTGGCATCCACCTTCGCCTCTGCCGCGTCCTGTTGGACCTTCTGCGCTTTGATCTGTACGTCGGCTGCTTTTATCTCAAGCTCTTTCTGTTTTATCTGCATCTCAGCCTGGGCCATCTGCTCCTGTGGTGATGGACCTTGTTTGGGCTGGGGTTTGGTGATGTAATTTTGGACGTCCTTGAAGCCCATGTTCTCGATCATCTTCGCACCCAGGTTGTACAGGTTCTCCTCGGTAATTATTGAGAGTCCACCGGACATAGCCTGGCTGGCGAACTGTAGAATTGTGGAGAGGTGGAGGAGTTGCTGGTCACGGTTGCCATGTCCCAGGCCGACCTCCACGGTGCAGTCCAGGTAATCGCGCCACATATCGGGACGCACTTCTATAAAATCACCACGCAGTTTTATATACTTCTCTTTTTCTTCGTTCTTCTGCGCTAATTCAAAGATGGCCTTTACCAAATCCTTCACCCCGGTTTCGGCAAATATCCGCGCAATCATCTCCACCCTTTGCTGCGCTGCAGTCATCACCTGGGCGACCTGAGTCGCGGTGGTGTGACTGGTCAACGCATTCGCATCCAACCCTTGCGACATCTTAGTCATCCCCGATCTTTCCTCGCGGATGGAATCCATATACTTCATCACCTCGAAGGTGTAGGGCTGAAGTGCGGGGGTGGGTAACGGAGTAATTGCCCCAGGCGCTTTTGTTCTGACAATGCCGCCGGGTCTTTGGGTCAGCAAGTCATCAAGCTGCACCATGCCCTCCTGCACAGCCAGACGGCCTGCGTTTTGCAGGTACATATTGTCAAGGAGGTTTCGCAGCAGTACGCTCTTAACCTCTTGGACCGGCATCACCTGATCAGCGACAGACTCACCGTAGAATTTATGCGGGATGGGGATGGGGCAGAGAGTGCAGAAGGGTCTGCGGTCTACCGGCTCGTTTTCGAGGACGGTGTTGCCGACAGTAAGAATCCTTCGCAGCTCCGCGATGCCGTCACCGTCGTAGTCAGTTCGGAGATAACTCTCATATACCCAACCTTCTTTGAGTGCGTCTTCCGCATCCACATTTTCAGGTTGCCATGTGCCTGATTGGTCAAAGGCATGGCGAGCGGATGTTTCAGCCGACCAGTATTCATCACCCTTGGTGATCTCCTGTGGGTCGATGTCGTATCCCATTTCGCGGAGTTCTGTCACGGTCTTTTTCACGCGGTGGCAGACAAAGCGGGCATCGTCTACCGCTTTCGCGTCTTTGCTGATGAGGAATTCTTCGGGGGGGATGTTTTCAATACGAACCCGGCCTTTCTGACTGTGCCGGGTGATGACAATATCGTGGGTGGTGATCGGAATATCACCGTCTTCGATCTCTTCGGTGTGTTCCAACACCTCCACCGTGTCATCCATGAGGAGATTTTCAAGCTCGGTATCAGACAAACCAGAGTAGGTCTCTCGGTCCCACTTGTCGGAATCGTCCCACCACACTTTGACAATACCCACCTTCGCCAGGAGTGCGTCTGTGAACCAGGTGTTAGCGACTTCAAAGAAATTGGTTTGTCGGGAGAGTACCCAGTTTATGTAGTCCTGCGCTTGTTCAGCGTAAGGCACGTCCTCTGGGCCTTGGGCGTGGACTTTGGCGATTTCATCACCGGAGGCAAACACACGCATCAGCGAGGGTTTGATCCACTCGATCGTATCCATCACAGTAGAATCTACAACCTGGGAGCGACCTTCCACCTCGGTGCCGAATGGTTGCCCGAGATAGTATTCGAGCGCCTTCCTGCGCTGGGCTGAGATTTCATCCCCGTAGCCGAGTGCGGATGTGACCTCAGTGTCGATTCTTGCTAGTAGTTCTTCGTCTGTTGGTTTTTTTGCCATAGTCCGTCCTTGGACATTTCGGTGTTAAACGGGATCAACCTTACAGCGTTCGACCTCACCTGAAGTCAGTGGAAAGTCTCTGCCATGAGACTGAGAAACACACTGGAGAAAGTTTAACCGCTTGTTATGTTTTTTGTAGTTCCCACATTGCTCTACTGCTTTTCTCTGCTTGCGTATACTGGAAACTAAATAATCATTTACGGGTTTCTTGAACTTGATGTTAAGCATAAGCCAGGAATGGTTTTCTGTTGTTCATCGCCAGCGGTACGCCTTTCTGTTGTAAGTCCTGGCGCATTTCGGGGGTGATGTCGATGTACCAGAAGTTCTGCTGCTTGTTTAAGTAATCTTCAGCCTCTTTGCGGGTTTCAAACGACCCCATAGGCTCATCACCTCGCCAAAGATCATGGTTACCCTCATCAACGATGATTTCATACTCAGCAGTTGTTTCTCCAAATTCCGAAATCCGCTCCGGCTCCACCCCGTACTTCTTCAGGAACTTCTTAGCGAACTTGGTGATCTTTTTGTCGTAGAGGTTTTTGTGGAACTCGCCGCCGACTTCCAGGTCGAGGCCGGATAATTTGGCGTAACTTCCTTTATCAACCCAATTATTAAAAACTTTCTCCGTTGCTTCTTTCCCGATCACCCCAGGCAGATCATCTTTTTTGACTCCATTCTTGTAGGTAACCCATTTGTTCTCCCCTTTCTTTTTAATTGAAACGTCATAAGCGCCGTCCCGTCCCGCGAGTTCCGCAACGTGCAAACCATCGATATGCTTCGCCAGGTTGTACCTGTCAGCCTGTACTGAACCCGTTGTCCAGGTGAGGCGTTCTATAGAGGGGTCGTTTATCCCCTCCATCAGCGCACGTTTGAATGCGAGTTCGTGCCAATCTTTTTTGTAGGGTGCGTCTGGGACTTTTCCAGACGAAAGAGACATTGGCCTTAAATCATTTCTGGTCGAGTTAAGTTCTCTTACTAATTCAGCTTGTTTTTCTAAAAGAATTTTTTGCTCTGGCGTTGTGTATTTCGTAGTAGATAACTTTCCATTGCGATCAATGTGGCCAATAAAAGCGTATTCGCCACCTGGAGATGCTGCCCCCCAAGCCGGGGCTACAGTTTGGTTTCTATCAGAAAAATTAGTGCCGCCTTCTGGATGTTCATAGATCATCACGTTTAACCCTGATGTATCTCCATCCAACTTTTTCAATAAACCAGCATTATCATCACCAGCGATCTGATGATTACTGGCCCTGATTGCTTCTTGAATTTGAGTAAGTCGGTTTTCAAGAACTCGCTTTTGGTCGGCATCAACGTAACCCTTCTTCTGCCCTTGCTGATGCCAATCCGATTGGATTTCTTCTATGTGAAGTGCTTTCCTCCCTCCGACATCGCGCTCGTTAGTGCGGATGTGGGCGAGGACGTTGGGTTCTGACCAATGGCCTCCGGTGTAGGTTTGATCTGATACCTGACCAACACCCCTTTCAAAATCTTCTAAATATCTTTGGTAAATGCCTTCGTCTAAAGATTCAGTTGGGTATTGGCTTTCAAATGCTGCCTGTGTCATCGGCTGTGGTGGCAACTGCACCAGAATCTCTTTCGGGTTAGTGCCGCCTGGGAGGTTGAGGGATTCTTCGTTGCCGTATTTTGTGCTTACAACATCAGGCCCAACATAACCAACTTTGTCGGTATTGTAGATAAATAGATCACCAGCACCGGGATCATATACGCCATCAATACCTAACTCTAAAAACCTATCTCTCCAAGTCTGCCTTTCATCCCGCCCTTTATTTGGTAACAAATTTCTATCACTCAGAACCTCTGAAATTCGCGGATCATTTATTTCTACGATGTTTGCATCATCCGCGATTCTGGCAACAGTTTTTTCACCACCAAATTGCCGACCAT